TATCACATATACATCGACGATAGATGTATCTTTAAAAATTTAAACGAGGATGAATTTGAATTAATTTGGAATAAATTATACACCTCTTATAATTCAGAGATTACATATTTGGAAGTTACTGATACGGATATTACACAAGAGCATTCTTATTGACATTGTATAGATAATGTTGTATGATATGAATGTAATTAAAAATCATTATGGCCAAAGGATTTACAGTTAAAGCAAAGACCCCAAAGAAATCACAAAAAGCCCCAGAGTGGGACTACGATAAAGCAAAAGAAATTATGAGAGGAAAGACAGTAGTATTCTGTCTACCTGGTAGAGGAGTTTCATATACATTTCTAAAGAGTTTTGTACAATTATGTTTTGATCTTGTACAGAACGGATCAAGTATACAAATATCACAAGATTATTCATCAATGGTAAATTTCGCCCGTTGTAAATGTCTGGGTGCAAACGTTCTTCGAGGACCTGATCAGTTACCTTGGGATGGTAAACTCAACTATGACTATCAGTTATGGATTGACTCTGATATTGTTTTCAACTCTGAAAAGTTCTATCAGATTGTATTAATGGAAAAAGATATCGCAGCAGGTTGGTATTGTACAGAAGATGGAAAGACAACTTCAGTTGCACACTGGTTAGAGGAAGAAGACTTCCGTGCAAGTGGTGGTGTCATGAATCATGAAACAATTGAAAGTATCAGTAAGAGAAAGAAACCATTTACAGTAGATTATACAGGTTTTGGTTGGTTATTAATTAAGAAAGGAGTTTTTGAACATAACGAAATCAAGTATCCGTGGTTCGCACCCAAGATGCAAGTATTTGAATCTGGCGAAGTACAGGATATGTGTGGCGAAGACGTATCTTTCTGTCTTGATGCCAAAGAAGCAGGATTTGAAATCTGGTGTGATCCTCGTGTACGTGTCGGACATGAGAAGACCAGAGTGATTTAATGGATCGATATTACGTCACTATCGATGGAAGAGGTGGTTTCGATGACCTATCAGAGAGTCAATACTTTGATCTGATGAACGACTTGGCAATCGAATTCTACCGCACAGGTTTTCCAAGACCTGATCAAATACATACAGAAATTAAAAAAGAGAATTATGGCAACTAGATATGCAATGACAGGTACGACCATTGAGTCAAAACCGAAAAAAACTCGTCAGGGTCGGGGAAAACACTCGAAATACTCGGCAACCTCCCGTAACTCGGCTCGTAAAAGATATCGAGGGCAGGGAAAATGACGAATTTTTACCATTTGGCTGACGATAAAGATGATTCTGAAGGAAGAATGAACTGTTGGCACTGTGGTACGGAACTGATATGGGGTGGAGATCACTCAATGGAGGATATCAATGATGGAGAGGAGTCGGAATATGACTTCTTTTCTAATTTTACCTGTCCGAAGTGTCAGGCATATGTCGAAGTTTATCATCACGTTTAAATGGCTTGTTTAATTGCGAACCTACCTTCTTATGAGGTATGGGTAAGAAAAGAATATTTAACTGATCACAAGAGTGGTCATGGCGAATTTGTCAAAGGAGTCTGGGTATCAGCGAAAAGTATACCTGGTCGGGCATTTTATTTTGAAACTTATCTCCCAGATTATGCTGCAATGTTTGACAAACTGCCGATTTCAGCGTTTTGCTCGGATCCAGAGACACCAAAACCCGATATGACGCTTCATAATCTTCAATTTTGGAACTGTATGGACTACGGAGTGGTCGCAGTACAGAAACAATTCGTCGGTTCAATGCATTATGAGGTCTATACAAGAGACTATGGAACGCAGACGGGCACTTATATCTGTACAATTGACAATTATCATCAAGATCCTGATGCGATTGACTACTCAACGAGTGAACAACCAGCTGAACATAAGTCACATAACCTGATTGAACTCGATAATGGGCAGTTTTGTCTGTATCCGAACAACAGAACACGTATTTTTGACAACAGTTTGACTCCTGCAAACCCGAAAGACCCTGATTTTAAGGTTTCAACCGTGTATTATCAGGTCGAAAATGGTCATGATCGTGACGGCCTTGGCAATGATGAGAACTATTTCTGGAAAACAGCGAAAGAAAAGGCACAACCTGACGATATACCAAATTTTTAGGTATAAATAAGTTAGATCAACTGTACCTAAATGCCTCAACAGCGGGTAAATCAAAAATTTAAGGATATTAGCATGTCATTTGACACTAATCCTTTGAATAATGACCTTATTGGTCTGAAAGATTCGAGTGCGATTGCCCGTTCTATAAGAAATATTGTATTTACACAACCCGGAGAGAAGTTTTTTCAACCAGACTTTGGTTCAAAAATATCAGAATCTCTTTTTGAGATTGTAGATGACTCCTCTGCGATAACAATTCGTGATGAAATAAGAAGTTCAATCATTAATTATGAACCAAGAGTAAAATTGGGGCAAGTTTTTGTAAAGCCAAATCCGGCAGAGAATGAAATGAACGTTACAATTACGTATGAAATCGTAGGAGTTGATATTCCACCGCAACAATTAGATTTTGTGTTACTTCCAACTCGATAAATGTCACTAATAAATTTTACAAATCTTGATTTTAATGAGATAAAGACAACTCTCAGGGATTACATTCAAAGTAATTCAGATTTTACTGACTACGATTTTGAAGGATCTAATCTTTCAACTATTTTAGACGTACTAGCTTATAATACTTACATTACTTCTTATAATGCAAACATGATATCGAATGAAGTTTTCATCGATTCAGCAACTTTGCGTGAAAATGTTGTTGCATTAGCAAGAAATATTGGATATTTACCTCGATCAAGAAAAGCATCAAGAACCACAGTTAATTTTTTCGTAGATATATCATCAGTTTCACCAACTCCAGCAAATTTAACCTTAAAAGCAGGGCCTGTTGCAAGCACAGGTGGGTCATTTAACAATCAATCGTTTGTTTTTGGTATTCCAGAAGACATTACAGTTTCTGTTGTTGATGGTATAGCGAGTTTTGATGATATAGAGATATTTGAGGGATCATATTTAACACAAACATATGTTTATTCATCACGAAATCCATTTCAAAAGTTTATTTTACCGAATATAGGAATTGATTTGGATAGTTTAGTGGTTTCCGTGAGACCTTCAGCACAATCCTCTGTTTCGACGAAGTATTCAAGGCAAGATGAACTATTTGATAGTGTAACTAAATCTACAATTAACAAAAATTCAAACATTTACTTTATTCAAGAGGTTGAGGGAGAGCAATATGAAGTGATTTTTGGTGATGGTGTGTTTGGAAAAGCACTTGAAGATGGAAACGTGGTTGAAATGTCTTACATTGTGTCATCTGGATCAGACGGAAACGGTGTAAGCAGTTTTTCATTCGCTGGCAGCATCTCTTATATAAGAAATTCTGTTCAAATTTCTGTTACAAGTGGAATTTCTTTGATAACACCAAATTTACCCTCAAGTGGTGGTGAAAGTATTGAAAGTGTAGAGTCGATTCGTAGGTTTGCACCTCAGATTTATGCGACTCAGAACAGAGCTTTGAGTGCTGGTGACTATGAGACACTGATTCCAAACAAAATTTACCCAGAAACGGAGTCAATCTCAGTATTTGGTGGTGAAGAACTTGTTCCTCCTCAATATGGGAAGGTTTTTATAAGCATTAAACCAAGAAATGGTGATTTTGTTCCAAATCTTATCAAACAAAACATAAGAAGAAACTTAAAAAAATATTCTGTTGCTGGAATTGTGCCAGAAATACTTGATTTGAAGTATTTGTTTATTGAAACAAATAGTAAAGTGTATTATAACACAAATTTAGCACCAAATGCATCCTTTGTATCAACAAAAGTGCAAAGAGATTTAACTACGTATGCAGAATCATCAGAATTGAATAAGTATGGAGCAAGATTTAAATATAGTCGCTTCTTGAAAGTTATTGATTCAAGTCATGAATCAGTAACATCTAATATTACAACTGTTGAAATGAGAAGAGACCTTCGATTAGCTGTATCTGAGGTAGCAGAATATGCAATAGACTTTGGAAATGAGTTTCATATTCAATCTATGAATGGATTTAATATACGTTCAAGTGCTTTTCGTGTTTTGAATATCAGTTCTGATGTATATTTGTATGATGTTCCCGACTCGACGGCAGAAAAAGGACAAATATCATTGTTTTCTTTAAATGAGGGATCTTCAAC